CCATTGCTTGTTTGTCAATTGTATGATTTGAATTACTAATAGTAGCATCCATCGCAATTCCACGTTCATCTCTATGTCTAGCGGAACCATATTGTCCTTGACCTGAATAGCCAGTAACAGTAGTACCTGGACCAAGAGTCTTACCTGCGATATCTGTTACTGAATTAATAAAGCCTTGATCAGGAGTACCTTTTCTATGCTCTGCTTTAGAAAAATCATTAACAAATCCCGCAGCTTGGTTATTGTTTGTAGAATTAACTGTATTGGTATTACGTCCTGCTTGAGCACTATTAGTAGTCTCTCTGCCTGAACTTGATCTAGCGACTTCTGAAGTAGTTCTAGTTGGGGATACAGTTTGAGACTGAGAGTTAACAGGAGAAAGATTCGTAGAGCCTCCTCCTACTACTGTAGCCCGAGAGCTTTCAGAACTAACAGGACTAATCCTATCAGAATTACTTACACTAGATAAGCTCTGTGTCTGAGCATTTAATCCTCTATCTGCAAGAGATGTTGGATTTAAAGGTTCTGGGTCAGGATCGCTGATATCTTGAACTTGTTCTATGTTCTGTTGATTAGCATTAATAACTTTATAATTACTAAGATCATCTACAGGTTGAAGAGTTTCAAGATCAACATAAATTAATCTAATATTACCAGAATCGTCTGTAACTATTCTTTGTATTGCTCTCTTAGGCTGTTGTGCCATGTTTTCTTTCCTCTTGTTTCCATATATTCATGGCTACATCAGCAGCACCAGTTAAACGACGAAGTTCAGCAATTCTACCTTGAAGCTCCTTAATAACATAGATATCAGATTCTTTTTCAAGAAGTAATCTAAGTTCTTCTATTCTTTCTTCAGAATAAGCAATTGCTGCACCTTTGAAATTACCAGAACCTAAGATAACACTAGCTACAGGTTTCTTCACTGCATTCTACTCCCCGGAGGTTGATTATTAGGCGGAGTACCACCAGTTCCACCATTTGAACTAAACCCTTGTGATCCCGGATTAGGAGTAGCTGTAGGTGTATTAGGCCCTTGTGGACCAGCAGGAGAAGGACTACCTTGAGCCATCTTATTAGGATCAATACCCATGGCTTCATTTAATTTCTTCATAGCTTCTGCCTGAAGAACAGCTTCTCTAGGATCATTAACTGCTTTATCAGGATCAATATCGTTGCTCTGGAAAAGTTCTCTCAAGATATAATCTCTACGAACAAAAGGAGCATCCATTGGATTAGCAGTAGTTTGAAGAGCCTGTTGAAGTCTTTGTGCTCTGATTTCATTTCTCATGAGACTTTCAGTTGCACGAGGAACAATATCAAGATCACCTACGATTTCTTCGTCAAAGAAGAATTGCATATTAAAGGCAAACAGAGAACGGCCAAGAGGCATTAATAAATAATCATCAATGTTCTTGACAACTGTTTTGATGTTCTGAGCACTTGCTCCCATAAGCATAGACATACCTGAAGCGGTTCTGCCAATACTCTGGATATTACTCTGACCATGTGAATAACTAGGGATGCCTGTAGCTTCATCTGCAAGTTGTCTTGCTTTGTCAAATAGCATAAGACACTCAGTAGTAACATTATCCCATTTAAGAGAATGGATAGCCTGACCAGCATTACCTTCTGTATAATAAACCTTACCCGGTCGCATAGTCATATCCTGACCATCTTCAAGATAACTTTTATTAACTTCAAAAGAGATATTTGAAGAAAGAATACCGTTATCAACAGCTAATCTCATAAAACCATTCATGAGAGTTTGAGTGTCTTCCATATTCTCTGCAACACCTACTCCGAAAATAGAATAAGGGTTTAGTTCATAAGGACAGAGGAAATAAGGTATTCTAGCAGGAGTAAAAGGATTATAAGCTAAACGGATGATTCTATTGTTACAAATAAAAATATTAATCTGAACTTGATCTTTATCCTTATAAACATTAGGGATTTTAATATCAGTCAGCTCTTCAAAATCTTTATCGGCAATACCCCAAAATTCTAGAACTTCATAAGATTCAGACTGATCTCTTGATTTATAATCTTCAAGAGTGCTTTCCCAATATTCTGGTTCATAATTAGGGCCATCTTTAATAACTTCTTCGATGACATCTTCTCTAAAGTGAGGGCGATTTTTTAATGCTCTCAATTGGGTTTTATTCATCTTATGACGCTCAATTAAATATTCAGCATCTTCAATTTTAGTTACTTCAGGGTCAGGATAAAGGTTCCAGATAGATACATGATGGAAATCTGCTATTGTTTTTTCAATTGGAGAATAAGAACCTTGATTATCCCACTTAGGGTATTCTTTCTTTTTAGCTACAGGGCCTTTATAAGCACCTGAACCAAGCAAAGCCATCTCAAAAACAGTCAACCTAAGCGTTTTATTAGCATCTGCTTCTGCAAGTTGATCAAAGAACTTCTTTTCCATCTTCTTAGCTGCCTCTTTGGCAGGTTCAAATGTAACAGAAGTAGGAGAAGTACCGGGGCCGTTCTTGAGTTTATCTTCAACACCTGAAAGTTTCTCTTTATAAGGTCCAAGTTCCTCTAAAATATCAGGGCGAACTATAGTATTAGTACTACCGCCTTGAGATTGAGGCTCTTGAGGGTCAAAATGAACACTCTCTGCAATTCCAAGAGGGACAGGAGAGGGTTCAATACCAAGAGGGAATTTATTATTACTGAATAAGATATCAATAATTTGAGAATAAGCGGCTAAGACTTTAGTTTTAGTAATTTTCATAAAGATTTGAGATTTTTCAAACTCAGTAAAAGGGGCATACTGGCCTCTGTAGTTACTATAAGCTCTTAACCATCTCATTTCATCATTTCTACGTCGATCTTTAGACCTTTCGAATCGTTCTTTGATATAAGAAACCAAAGGAGAGTGTTTTACTTCATCTTGAGGGTCTTTTGTATCCTTTAAGGTTTCAACATCATCAATAGCATGATCGATAGTAGCACCTGCGGTCATGAAACCTTCAAAAGATGACCCAAGTTTCCCGAAAGAATTCGGAGTTTTATTTTCCATATCCATTAAGATTTCCTATTTAATACCCAAATATAGGGTCTAAGACCGTTTGACTATGATAATTATGATGATATTTCCTTGTAGGAGCAGGTTCCCAACCACTTGGGGCTTTAGGACGAGATAAAATACCATATCTGATACTATCATAAGCATGATCACTAGTGAATTTAGGATCAATATCGTCTGTCCCATCGGGATCAGTAGGAATAACAGGAAGATCAGCTAATATTTGTCTGCAAGTATCAAAAAAAATAATACCCGGACGTTTAGTAACTGGATCAACTCTAAGTAATTCATGTAATCTCATACGTCCATGGACTCTACTTGTAGGGAATTTATTATCAGCAGGTCTCCATTTACACCCAGCTTTGATCATTTCCTCTGCTGGTGACATACCTGTTGCGCCTCTTCTGGCCCAAGTACTAAAATCAAGAACACCATAAGATATTCTCTCACCTTTTTCTAATTCAAGAACTCTTTTGGCAACTTCAGTAGCAGTCATTTTAGTCACATATAATTCTCTATAGACTACTAATTGACCATCTGTTGGATCAATTGCATACCAATGAACAGCAGTACCTGATCTATCAGAATAACCCCAATCACATGATCTAAATCTTCTCCAATCACTGGGGATTACTCTAGGTCTACAAACATGTAAATCTGTTCTGAATTCAGAGAAGGCAGCACCATCAGCAATGTTCCAATCACCTTCAAGTAATTGTCTACGCTGTTGTTCAGGGAGAGACAGAAGACCAGCTTCATAATTACCGTCTTCATACAGATAAGGATTATCAGATAACTTACTTGGAATAAACCTACGTCTGAAGATTGGTTTCCCTGCTTTAGTTTCATCTGAATGATTATCAGGGAAACGGATTATCTCACCTTCTGAATTTCTAGCCCAAAAAGAATAATTAAATGGGGCTGGATCGATAAACATTTGTTTAACCCAACCATGCCCTGGTCCACCGGGGTTAGTAGTTGCTCTCATAAACAGAGAGTTCTCTAGTCCTGAACCTTTCTTCGCACGTAGACGAGATTTAAGTTTTACCCAAGGTTCTGGTGTAGGCCACTGAGTCAACTCATCAAATGCTATATATGTGTATTCCTGACCAATAAACCTTTTGAAATCTCTATCATCATCAAAATAGGTCATCCAGAGTTTAGCACCTGAAGGGAAAGTCCATGTAGATTTCTGAACGTGGAATTGGACATCTTTACCAAATAAAGCAGGATAAAGCTCTTCTGATTTCTTTATCAAATCTCTGAGTTCATCATTAGTTCTACGGAGGATTAGTCCATTGAAATGTTTATTGTGGACAAATCTGAGAACATCAGCAAGTAAAGCCATGCTCTTTCCGCCGCCTGCTGCTCCTCCGAAGAGGACCTCTTGTTCTTCAGCAGCGAGGAATTCTGTCTGTGGTCCGGGGTTAGGCTCAAAAGCAATTGGTACATCTTCGGTAAATGTACTCTTATCAAGCTCCATGGGAGGAAGATCGATAACAGGGGAAAATGATTCAATATGCTCTTGTTCTTTTACTTTTAATGTACCCTCAAGTTTAGCTATCTGTTTTTCAATTGCTTTCTTTGATTTTTTAATATTGGCAATTTTCTGTTTGATAAGCCTTTGAGTTTTCTTTGTTCTAGTTACAGGTTTATTATAAGCAGGATTAATCTTTCTGGTGTAGTCAGGGCGATATTGAGTTCTTAGTTTCTTAAGCCCGGCATGAGACAGAGAAAGATCAATCCCATGTTTTTGTAAGTTATAGTTAAAACTATCGGCTGCCTCTCTTAAAGAGATACCGTTGTCTAACTGATCTAAGGCTACTGAGAGACAGGAGAAGATTACCGGATCAGCGACAAGGAGACTGGGATCACCTCCCTTCTTTGAATACCCAAATGGGGGTCTTACACCTAAGTTTGGAATTTCTTTGGGATACCATTCTGTATCCTCCTTACTTACATTTACCTGTATGTTTTCTTCCACACTTTTTGCACTTACCATCAGTCTTCTTGTCTTTCATTTTAGTCTCCTTCATTATAGACCTTAACCTCAACACTACCTTTAGGAGGCAGAAGAATAACACCCCCTGGGGCTTTAAGATCAGATATACTAGCTTCACTCTTTTTAGTCACACCTGCTCTATCAAGAACATCTTGAGCAACTTTGAGAAGAGTACTACCAGCATTAACTCCGGGATTCTCTAAAAGTTCTCCCATCTTGACAGCAGCTTTAGGAGCATTCATCAGAATTATCTTGTTTGCTCTGTCTTTGATTTCTTCAGATAAAGAGGCAATTATTTCAGCTACTGAAGTGTATTCACTATACCCTGCCTTCCTCATAGCTTTTCTATAATCACCACCCACTTCTGGGGAGAAAAGAGCATCCAAGAAAGCCTTCTGACCTTCTGTATATTCTCTCTCTTTCTTTTCATTACTCATTTGTTAAATCCTTTATGCTATATGTAACTTTTAAGTATAATTTTACAGGCTAAAAATCTAGAAAATTTGTCCAGTGGCTTAGATAAAAATATTACGCCCCCTTGGCTCCTCTCCCCATAGTATACCCATAGTATATCCCCCTCAAAGCCTTGTATTTCCTGGATTTCAGAAGTAACAGAAGAATAAAACAGAAAGAAAAATAGAATATTTTAGACCTAAGGTAATTCCATCGGAGAATTATTTAAGAGTTATTCATCTGGTAATATCATCAAGTATTGTGGTTGAGGGATTTACCTTGTGGGCGCCTATTCCTTTAGGTAAATAATTCTCTGGAAAATAGTTATTACTTGTAAATATACCTTTATCCTATCCTTTAAGTTATTCCTTTAAGTATAATTCCCTTAGGTATTAACCTCTTATTTTCTAAGAGGAATATCCTTTAGGGATTAACCTTGTGTCTTACTTAGTTAATTCAATTTAGTTGCTATCTCCTATGTTTGCTTAGGACGATTTGTCTAACTATTCAATTTATCTCAAACTAACTAAGTATAAACCAGAACATTGTGTAACGTTCTAAGGTTGTTATCGTTATACGCTAAGCCGCTTTAGGCTAATCAGAACGTTAGTAACTACGTTCTCTCTTTTCCTTCTAACTTAATTATACTAAAATCATTTCAAATTGTCAAGTAAAAAGTGAAGTAAATTGAATAACTTAGCTAAAATTCTTATACTTATGTTGCATTTATATCACAATTATAAGTATTACCTTAGTTGTTTCCCCTGTTTTACTTATTATTACTCTATCTATTACTCTTTATCTGTAACTCTTTTGGTCTATTCCACGCGATGCTTTATCATCCATACGGATGGAATGAGCCGCGTGTTATGCCCTATGGAATGCAGTCAAGGCATAATCATCTAATCCTGGGCCTTAGATTAGAAATCTTTTCCCTGTTTCCCCTGTTAATTAGCATAAACCCTATTGCAATCTCATAGGCTTTTGTCATACTGAGGTTCTAGTGCATAAATGAGATATAGGGAAAGGGCGAGACGCTAACTCCCCAGGTCTTATGTTCAACCAATAGGTTGATGAGTATCAGCGTAAGCTGTTACGTTCTTTGACAATAGAATAAAACTATTAGCAGGCTCTTTAAACCTTGGTTTGTCTTTTCAAACAGATCAAGAAAGGAACGAGCAATGAATAAACTCGTAATTCGCGTTTGGAATAATGGTTTTTCATACTTCATTGATCTTCACAACGGCAATGACTCTTATGAAGTCAAACGCTTCTCTAAAAAAGATTATGGTGACATTCTCACGAGAGAAATGACTTATCATGTAAACAGAATAATGAGTATTACTAATGCCGAATATCGAAACGACAGCGACTTAGATTTCTAACTAATACTAACCAAAGGCATTCCAAGGCTTTGAAAGCTTGCTAATAGACGAGATCAACCATCATGTAGCTAACAAGAGGAAGTAAAATGGCTTACTACAAACCTAGATATGAACAACCTTTTATGGGGAATACCTATGAGATTGAAGCAAATCTGGCGGAGAACGAAGAGTCCTATCAGGAAGCTTCAAAGCTTTATTTCATGGCAGCTAAAGAATGCTGGCTTTCAGGAGATAGAGTAGGAGGAAATGCCTTGGAAAAGAAATCCAAGGAAATGTTCTATAAATACTCAATAACAAAAGGGCTGATCTAATGATTAAATACGAATGGCCAAAAATCAAAGGTATTATTTGGCAATATAAAGATAGTGGAAGATGGTATAGTAAACTGGAAATATCGAATCCCGGCACAGTCTCATATTTTCAAACATTAGAGACTGGATTATCAAAAGAATATTGGGAAAATAGATTCAAAGCTGCTAATATTCCCTATATTATTGACTGAATACTTCAAGCCCCTAGGTTTTTACTTAGGGGCTATTTTTTTGCTCTTTAATAGGAATTATTACCTATATAGGATTATATACCTAAATCCATTCTAAGGCACCTAGCAAGCCCATACAGCGCATTTAGATGATTTCCGCTATCCTATACCATCCAGACGCCTAATCGCTCCCTACGGCCATTTATGGGCATTCTAGGGCATATCTAGCTCCAAACCTCGTCACACATGCGCGTATACGTGCGCTCGTGCCTTTTCCCGCGTGTAAATGAATCACGGAATGTTACAATCTGTAATACTATGTGAATTGAAGTCTCTGCTGGAAGCATTATCTTAACGTCAGATCAGGTGATTTGCCTTTGGGCATGTTCCTGGTTTTTGAGGGGAAGCCCCTTGTGCGGCGAGTTAGGCCAGTAAGCCCTTGTGGTTGAAAACTGAAGCTTGCTAAGCCGAAAGGTCCAAGGCTCGTGCGTTTCCCTGCCGTGCGGCGGCAACCTAATTGGTATACGGCACAAATGTGTCTGTTACCAAGACAGGAAACTGTTGCGCGTGTTCTGTGACAATTGAATATGGCAACCTGTTAGAAGCCGATCGGCCTTCTAATGCAGCCAATGCCCCGATAGCTTTTCCCATTACGGGATTGGTCACGAAAATAGGGGAAGACTGCATTAATTAGCCGAAAGGTAAATAACATGACTAAGCGCATTTACGGCAACCTTGCCGCTCTCAATTCAGCAATTGAGACTTTCGCCAAAGCAGATCAGTCGCACTATTCCAAGATGAAGGAAATTATCGCAGGATGCATCCTTCACGCTGCTGATCATGGCGATTGCGGGCCGATGACTAAGTTTTACAATTCAGTCTCGGCTGCTACCCAGGGCGTTATGAAGCGGGCAATCCGCAAGATTAATGCAGAGTACGGTAAAAACCATGTCATTGGTGGCGCTGCTTTCCAGTTGTTTTCTGGTGAGAACAAGAACAAGCAAATCACGTTCTTTTTCACCAAAGAACACAAGGTTGAAGGAAAGGTTATCATTCCAGAGACTGAGGAAGGCAGGATCAAAGAAATCCGCACGGCAATCCGTGAGGCAATGAAAAAGGACAATGAGGAAACGATTGCTCGCTTCATTGATGCTGAAATCCAGAGGGACACGGACGCAATCCGTGTTTTCGATGGTTCGGCGAAGCTTCTGTCTCTTATCAAGTCGGCGGCTGCGGTCCATGGATATGACAAGAGTACTCTTGTTGCCCTTAACCGTCTTATCCCTGACGAAAATAGGCGCTTCCAGACTTCTGCAATCGACGATTTGTGGAAGAAGGGCGCCGAACCCGGCACCGTGACTGATAAGGACCGCGAGGAATTCGCGAGACTTAAGGCCAAGATGGAAGCTGCTGAAAAGAAAGAGGCAGAGGCCAAGGCAGAACAAAAGGAAGTGAAGCCCGCCAAGGCGGCATAGGCTTCAACAGCTTGCCATAAGATTTCCCCTGTAGAGGTTTAACCGCTTCTACGGGGGATTTCTGCTATTCTGAATTACCCTGTTGTTATCTCCTGCCTGGTTGCAGTTGAGATTGTTTTCCACAAAAAAATCCCAAAATTCCCTATGTCCTATAGGGTTAAATCCGCACGGCGGAAAGGAAAAGAAAGGCCCTCGACAATGGTTAAAATACGAAGGAATAGGCAACCCAGGAAGTTTAACCTAGACCTTTCGTTGGAAGATGAAAAAAGAGCAAGGGAGATTGTAAGAGGAATTAGAAAGGTAAAGCCTCTTGCACAAGCAAATCTCCCTCATGAAAGGTCTTATAGTGCTCTTTTATCAGGAAAGAGAAAGTTTTCACTTGGTTTTTCTCAAGAGGAAATCAAGTCAAGAGAAGAAAGCTTGATAAAGCATATTAAAAAGCACCGAAGGATACTAAAGAGACTTAAGGAAAGGCCATTTGATCCTGATAACATGGCTAAGATTGATAAGTCTCAAAGCTTTATCAATAATGATATTGTCAAGCTGCAAATGTTGAATGCAGAAAGGCAAAAGACTGCACAGACAATGGAAGAAAAGAGAATAAGAAAACAAGCAATAGAAGATGGTCTATTTATCAGGATAGGTAAAAATGACCAAAAACTAGTGCCAACTAAGAAAACCTTTAGAAACCAAGAGGAAATCGACAAGGTTTTCAAGAATTTCAAGTAATAAAAGAACCCCTAAGGAGAAATCTTTAGGGGTTTTATTTTGTCCAAATTTCTAGCTGTCAGAAGAAAGGAACTGACAAATGGCAAAGGGATTATTTCCACTTAAGATACTGATTGTTAGTACCAAAGTAACAAAAATAATCAGGGCAGCAAAAGACCTTCCACAAGGCAAGGATATAAAAATCCTTGAGGTCAATTTCAAAAAAGGGAGAGCATAATGGAAATAATAAAGGCTATTGGCGGAGATCATGCGTCAACCATCAACTCTTTGGCCAGGGAAGGTAAAATCCAGCCAGTAGAGTTTATTGACCATATGGGAAGAACCGTTAAGGCTAATTCCGCATGGGCTATGCACGAATACATGAAAATGAATGGTGCATACAACGACAAAGAAATAACTCTTGAACCATCTACAGGACAGTTTGGTTCAGAAAGGAAAAAGAGGTTGCTGAATGGAAAAACAGAAGAATGAGTTCAAAGAATTTGGTTCCTCTGCTATAAGTTCTGCGTCTTATGACAGAGAGAGACAGATACTAACGATTAATTTCACTGATGGTGGGATAAAATCGTATCTTAAAGTTCCTGAAACGATGTGGAACAAGTTGAAAGAGGCTCCTAGTACGGGGGCCTTTTTTAATTACCATATTCGTGACAACTTTAAGACTTCATAGGGCTTAGGTCCTATGGGGTGGTAACATCGAGTTAGAGACTTACAGAGAGTGTGCCTTTCCATGTATCTGTTTGGCTCACTTGGTGTTACCTCCCGATAGGACCATAAATCTTATACATGGAAAAGAGAAAGGCTTAGCCATGCTACAGTTTGAAATGGCATTTTCGATGCTCTCTAAGGGCTTACAGCAACTCCAGGAAGAGAAAGGCACTCCTATGGCTGTTATCAAGACCAAGTATTATCCATACACCGCTGACAAGGCACATGGTATGGAAGCAATCGAATATCAAAGTCAGTCTGATGCTTTCCTGAACAAGAATGGAAAGGTCATTGATTCAGTATTCTTCAAGGCTTATAATGACGATGGTGCATTGGCTAAGCCTATCACATATCCTCTTGGACTAACAGGCTTTGATTACAAGATTGATGCTGAAGGTCCAGACAAGGATACAATTCCTGAATGGTTCTTTGAATTCAAGATTGTTGACAAGGATGCAAATTTCTCTGGTCAATATCTTGAAATAGATACGAATAAAGGAAATGGCTACAATGCTATTAACCTTTATGTTGATCCAGTGACAGGTGAACTTGTCGGAATGAACAACCAAGGGATAACTGTCGTTGTCCAAGGTACATATAACTCCGATGGAACAGAACTTGTCTACAGAATTGACAATGAAGTTCTCCAAGATGTTACTGGGTTGACTGGTACCATTACAGGGAAATTTGGCTGGGAACACTTTGGAGACAATAATGCTTCCAGCTATGGACAGGTAGAACTGTTCTAATATAATATTCGAGTTTAGCCCTGAGCATGGCTTAAAACTGCTCTTTTTTGTTGTTTATGAGTATTAGTTTTAAGTAAGTAAAATCCCTAAAATAGACTATCCTCTGCCTAATAAAGAGTAGATAACCCTTTAATGCTGCGAACATTAAAGGAATAAACCACTGCCATTTCGCAGATGGAATATGAGTAGTAAATCTCCGAGGGAGACGGAACCTCATCAGAGGATAGTCTATTTTAGGGATTTCTTTTAACTGGAGGAAAGGTAAAATGAAAATATCCTTAAATAAAGCAAACAAGTTCCGCAACATCTTGGCTATACTGCCTTTAAGTATGGTAATTTCAGCAGAAGTTCCATCATATGTGGATGCTGAAGCCAGGTTTGATATACTCAAGCAAGGTTTCCAAGAGCACTCTAATGCTCTAAAGTCTTCTTTCACCAAGAATACCGTGTTATTTGAGCTTCGTCGTTTGATTGATGAAGCAAATCACAAAGAAGGTGTTTCTAACTTAATATCCTCTATTGCTGAAACACAAGAAAAAATAAAAATAATTCAATCTTGGCTAACTCAAATACAAAATTCCAAGAGGGTTCTTATTACACAAGAGGCAATGGAGCAGGACATTATCCATAGAAAGAAAATTGAAGAAAAGAATCCTGAACTTGCTCAAGGACCAAAAAAATATATGGTTTCGGTCTTGAATGACTACAATATCAAAGACCTTGAAACGGCCTTGGCTAAAAACAAAAAAGAACTCATGGAGTTTCAAGAAGAAAGAAATGCCCTTAACCATAAGGTAACAATAGAGCTTCCCGACTACGTGGTTAATTTCCTTAGGGAAGTTAATCTAGTATAGGGCTGATAGGGAGAGAGACAGAGAGCTGAGAAAGGTCATTCGAGGCGATTATGCCTTGCCTTGGTATTGCTCTTGAAAAGCAACAGATTTGTAATCTGAACACTAATGCTATGTTCCTCTAAATATAATGTTGTTCCAACCTAGAGTTGGAGGTTGTACGTTGTAAAGAGGCAAGAGCATTTTGTTTATTGGTTATTGTCTTTTGTTGCTTGGTTTTTGTTGGACCCTAAGGTTTTCTGTCTCTCGAACTATACTTTATAAATATTGTGTAAAGAGTAATTTCACCAATTTCTTTTATTAAGCCTCACACCCATTAGGTGTATAAACATTTAATGGTGAATGGGAGTGTCATGTCTACAGAATATCAAGAGAAAGAACTAAAGAAAATAGTTCTGTCTTATAAACCACGGGAAAGATTTTGTAATAATAAAGATATAAAAGATATAATCGACCGAGGAATTATCTGTCCAAGATTGTTTATTAAAGAATTAGCAATTGATAGTAAATTTGTTCATGATATGAGAAGAATTCCATTGGTTCTTCTTTTATCATTACTTCCAAATAGACCTGATCCGAAAGATAAAATCTGTATTCCAGAAGCTATTTGTGAAGTTATCAACATGCCCAGTGAATTAGTAGACACGTTGTCTCTTTACTGGGTTTACAGAATTCTTCCAAACTCTAGAGCTTTTCTTAAAGGATTAGCCAAGAGTTTTTGTTCGTTCACAGAAGATGATTTTCTAGGTTATCCTGATGATAAACAGGTAAAACTTAGAGATGTCATGTTTCTCTGTCATCCTAAACCAAAAGATGAAACCCAGGCTAAGCTTTTTAGAAAGATAGCTAATAATCAACTTAAGAGGGTTGTGTGATGATTAATAAAATTAGAATTCGTACATCATCAACAGAAACAGAAACTATAATAGAAGCAACTACAGAAAGAGGATTATATACTGTTATTTCTAATGGAATTCTCTCAA